GTTTTCCTCTTTCATTTTCTCATACAATGATTTGAACTCCTCTTTTTCTTCAAGTTGTTTTGTTTCTTGAAGTTTGAGGTTTTCTTTGAGTTCATTTAACTCGGCTTCTGCTGCTTGAGCTCTTGTTCGGTATTTCTTGCTTTCTGCAATTAAACCACCGACTTCTTCGTTTATTTCCTGTGTAGGTGTTTCTGCTACTGCTTGTGTTTCTTCTACTATTTTAGTTTCTTCGGACATTCTGCCCTCCTATTTTATTATTATGTCTTTAGATACATATTTCTTTATTCTTTTGGAATAAAGTTTATCTAAATCTTCTAAAATCAATTCTTTGTTTTCATTAGACAAATCATAGATGTCATATCCTCTTTTCTGATTGCCTAATACTATCTGACCTCTATCATAAGTTATAATTGCAGTATCTTTCTTAGAACCTGCTCTCATACCTCTAAAAGTTCTACCAGTTAATTTCATATTGACGAAAGAGGTTGTAGTGTCGGTTGATTGATTTCCAAATCCTTTTAATTTTTTACCAGTAGTAATACCAGTCATATTGTTTCTTTTATATCTTTTATAAGTATCGCTTTTATATTGTTTACTTCTTTGCCCATTCTGAAACTTACCCCTACTTGCATCATGTTGTATTTCGTCAATGCCTAATTGTGCTAAGGTTCTCATAAAACTATTTGTTACTTTTGGTATATCAGGCAATTTCATCGTACTCTTATCCAATCATGTCTGCAGTTATATCCACCTCTATTTACAAAGTCTACATATCCTAAAGCATCAATCTGTTTTCTTGTAAGAGGTTTTTCTTGTAATGCTCTTTTGCATACATCTCTTGTTTTGTCATCACTTGTTCCTACATATTCAAACTTAATTTCAGGAAACTCCTCAAATGCCTTTGCTCTTGTTGCATTACTAAATCTTGAAAAAGCATCATTAATCAAGAAAGAAGTTTCACTTGAACTAATGTAAGTTCCTATACCAAAGGTGCTATTGATATTATTCATTATCTGAATATTACTTTCACCAGTTATGATTCCTCTTAACATCGCAGTCTTTAGTTGGTCTGAATATTGTCTTACTCCATTGGTCAAATAAGTCATTTCAAAGTTCTTTAGTTCTCTTAAAGCATCTATACTTGCTACTGATACAGCCCCTAATTCTCGTTTAGATAGTTCTGCAAATACTCTTGCTATCTCATCATCAAAGGTTTTACCCACTCTATTTATTAGCTTAGTAAACCCTAATGCTTCCATTTCTGCAAAGAAGTCTATCTGTTTAGCAATCTGCATCAGTTCAGTATCGGTTACTTTACCTAACCCTACTACCAGGTTATCCAATTTGTCAATTAACTGTTGTTGGATATTTTCTATTTCTTTATTATAGAAATCTAAATTAGCCAACTTGTTCACCTATTCTATCAATGATAGATTGTGTTTCGTCTGCTTCTTGTGGTTGTTCAGCATCTATCTGTTCCACAATAGCTTGTATTTCTTCTTCCTTAAAGTCAGGATTCTTTTTTCTTAAATAACTTTGTCTTGTTTCTAAATCATTTTGGAATGCCCAAGAATAGTATTTGATTTCTTCATCAGTACTCATAGGCACTTCTCTTTCTGCAAAGTCTACACTAAACTGGTCGCCAAGATTAATACCACCTGATACTTCACAAATTCTTTTAGCAATTTGGAATTGTTGTTTCTCAAATGGTCTATATATTTGTTCGGTATCGCTTCTTAGAGCATCTTGTAAGTCCATTTGTTGCATCTTCTTAGATAGTCCTGATTCTTGACTCTTATCAGTCCAATTAATTCTTACATTGTTGGATTGTGCAATACTATCTACCATATACTTCGTAGATTCAATCATTGATTGAACATTAGCATTTGGTGTTGCATAATTAAAGTTTGCACCTTCTGGCAATACTAATGCTTTATCTTGTCCCATACTAATTCGTTGTTCAGTATCTAATCCTGTAAATACTGGTTGTCCTAATTGGAATCTTCCATGTAAAGCAAGTTCTGTTAGCATAATATTGATACTTCTCATACCATCTACTAAGTCTGATGCCCCTTCTCTAAAGAAATCTCTTGTGAATGGGTGTCTATGTGCTATGTTAAATGGTAAGATATCACCATAAGGATTTCTATCATCAGGAACAATAGAAGTAATAGCACCTCTACTACTTATCATAAAGTGTTTGCCTTCCATATCTTCTGTATCTTTAGACCAGAACATATATTGAGCATCTTCTGTTCTTGCTTGTAGTTGTGATTCTGCTTGATACATAATAGCAAAAGGTTCATCTTCATTAGGTTTAAAGAATGGTGTAAAGAAATGGATTGGTCTATATTTTAGTTTCTTTGTATTGTCATCCCAATGAGTGTATAAAGCTTCTGTACCTAATAGATAAGTAAGCTGTTCAAATTGTTTCATCATAGAATCAAAATTGCCAAGCACATCTGTGTATTTCTCATTAAATCGTACTGGTGCTTGTTGATATACCAATGCTCTACGACTTATAATGTTTCTTACAAGATTAATATACATAGGTGGGATTTGTGATAAAGATTCACTATCAAAGTATTGCTTAATATCGTGTTCAAGATTGATACCCTCAAAATAGTCTAACAATCTTTCTCTTTCACTATGTTCTTTTTCAAGTCCTTCTTCTATTGTATCCATTAATAGGTCATACAACATTTTTTCTGTTAAATTATAAATTATCATGATTCATACCTTTTATAAAATTTTTGTTCTTCGGTTTCCAAGAATCTATCCTGGAAATCCTTTATCATTTCTCTGCTTAGTTCTTCTTCTTTTATACTTAATCGGTATCCCCATACCATAGCACTTATCATGCTAACAATAATTCCAACACTCATTCCTAATAGAAACATTACCATTCTATTGCCTTAGCTTGTCCCTTAAATCCATACCTGTAATCAATAGGATAACATAAAGCATCTAAAAAGTGTGATAAAGTTTCAGTCTTTAGTATTTGTCCATTTTCCATAGTACATAATTCTAAATCTCTAATCGTATTCTTGCATTTAGGATTGATAAATAGTCTATGCTTACCAGTAGCATCTTCTAACATCTTATTTAAAGCATTTAATCTGTCCTTTTGAGTTGGATTAGCTTTCTTAGCTATAACTGTAAACCCAGCTTCTTGCAATATCTTATGGTCTGATTTCGTACTATTAGAAGTTCTTGCTTTCCCTGCAGGGTCTGGATATACTGGTAATCCTCTACCTTTTAACTGCATTAACTTAGCCAATTCAAAGGTGTTAGAGTTTTGTAATCCAATCTCATCAAATACATA